AACGTCATAGGTGGAGTTACAGGAAATGTTACAGGTAATTTATCTGGCAATGTAACAGGTAATGTAACCGGCAATCTAACCGGAAACGTTACTGGCACTGTTTCTGATATATCAAATCACGGAATAAATGCTCTTTCTGACGTAACTATAACTAGTACAGCCAATGGAGACTTCTTGAGATGGTCAGGTTCCCAATGGGTTAACGATGCTGTCGATTTAAGTTCTGACACTGTTGGAGACTATGTTAAGAATCTAGTCCAAGGCAACGGTCTTACTATCTCTAATAACTCTGGAGAAGGTGCTACTCCTGGTATTGCAATTGATACTTCAATAGTCCAGACACGCGTTGCTAATATTACGGATACAGAAATTGGATACCTAGATGGTGTCACCTCTGCTATACAAACTCAAATTAACACCAAAGCTCCAACTGCAGATCCTACATTTACTGGGACTGTATCAGGCGTTACTAAATCGATGGTTGGGCTTGGAAGTGTAGACAACACGGCAGATACAGCTAAGCCTGTTTCTACCGCACAGCAAACAGCCTTAAACTTAAAGGCAAATATTGCAGATCCTACATTTACAGGAACAGTATCTGGTATTTCTAAGTCCATGGTTGGACTTGGTTCTGTTGACAACACCGCCGACACTGCAAAGCCTGTTTCTACTGCTCAACAAACAGCATTAAACCTTAAAGCTAACATTGCAGATCCTACTTTTACTGGAACCGTGGGTGGCGTTACTAAATCAATGGTTGGCCTTGGTTCTGTAGATAATACCGCAGACACGGCAAAGCCAGTTTCTACTGCACAGCAAACAGCATTGAATCTAAAAGCTAATAGTGCAACACCAACTTTTACCGGCATGGTTACCGCACCGTATTTAACAGTTAGTGGGGTACAAATAGATGCTAGTGGCCCATCCGATACAAATGTTCTTAAATATAGTTCTGCTTTAAATAAATATGTTCCAGGAGTTGCTTCTACTGTAGCTTCTCTTGATGATTTGACCGATGTAATTATTGGATCAGCAACTCCAAACCAAGTTTTAGTTTATCAAGAAGGTGGCATATGGGCAGCGGGCAATGCCCCAATCCCAAGTGTTGAAGGAAGTGCCTATTTCTCCACTATTGGAGATGGAACTCAAACTACATTTACAATTACTCATAACTTGGCCACAAGAGACGTATTCGTATCTACTACAGAAGCAAATTCACCATATTCATCATTCTCTACATATTGGGAAGCAACTACCGATAATAGTATTATTTTATATTTTGATAGTGCACCAAGTGCGTCCTCCGTAAGAGTTGCAGTATATGCGGCTTTAGCTGGTTCGTCTTTCCCTGACCTAGAAGGAACTACGTATACTGGAATTATAGGTAACGGTATCGACGATACTATTCCGGTAGTACATAGCTTAGGCACAAGAGATGTGTTTATTCAAGCTAGGCAAGCAGCAAGCCCATATCAAGTAATAGCCGCTACATGGGAAGTAACTACTACTAATATTGTTACATTCACTTTTGACACTCCACCAGTTTTAGATTCTGTAAAAGTTTATATCTATAGCTCCGTTATAGGTAGCCCAACAACTTCTTTGTCTGGATTAACGGATGTTAATTATGTCAATCCAGATGATAATGATATCTTATCTTGGGACGAAGCTACTTCTCAATGGATCCCACAAGCATTTATTGCCTCAGTATATGATATTAATGACATTGACAATGTAGTAATCACTAGCGCTACTCCTAATAATTATTTACAATATAATGGGTCTCAATGGGTAAATAGCTATATAGATCTTGGAACAAATACTTCAGGTAATTATGTTAAAAACTTAGTTGCCGGAACGGGTATTGCAGTTACCAATAACTCCGGAGAAGGAGCTACCCCAACTATAGCAATAACTAGTTTGGTGGTAACTACTTCCGACACCGGAACTGTAACTAGCACTATGATAGCAAATGATACTATTGTAAATGCTGATGTCAATTCCGCTGCATCAATAGCTTATTCTAAATTAAATTTAAATAATAGTGTAGATTATACTGACCTAAAAGACGGAGTTGCTAAATCTAGCTTTAGATCAACCCTAAATGCTCAAACAGGCACGACTTATACTCTAGCCCTTGCTGACTTGGCCAAACTAGTAACGCTTTCAAATGCCGGGGCCATTACCCTAACCGTTCCTCTAGAGTCTTCTGTGGCGTTTGCCATTGGAGATAGGATTGACTTACTTCAAAAGGGAGCTGGCCAAGTTACTATAGTAGGTGCTGGTGGAGTAACAGTTAATGCTACCCCAGGACTTAAGTTGCGTGCCCAGTGGTCATCTGCTACACTTATAAAGTTAGATACCAATTCGTGGGTTTTATTAGGAGATTTGCAGGCATAATATGGCTATCAGTGGCGGAAATACATCAGGACCTAGAAAAAATAATGTACCTAATATAGTTGGAGATAAGCCCCCAGTTGCTGACCCTAAAATCACAGCTGCAGGCTTTGACGTGCGGAACTGTATCTAATACTCCATTAAATGATGCAACTGCTGGTCAGCCTTTATTAACAAGATTAGATGAGATATTATCATCTAGCCCTTCAGCTAATACTGTCTATCCTAGAAAAGAAGATGTAGCTTACACTAAGTATTCTCCATACTTCCCACCATACTTCCCACCATATTTTCCTCCATATTTCCCCCCTTACTTCCCTCCTTTCTTCCCGCCATTCTTTCCTCCATATTTTCCTCCATTCTTTCCTCCATTCTTCCCTCCATATTTCCCCCCGTACTTCCCTCCGTACTTCCCTCCTGCGTTTAAATAAAAGAATTATTCAATGGCTAACACTATTAAACTAAAAAGATCAGCAACACCTTCTAGTAGCCCAGCGTCGCTAGAACATGGTGAGTTGGCAATAAATTACACAGATGAAAAATTATTCTATAAAAATGCGTCTAACTCAATAAAAGAATTTTCATTAGATCAAAGTTCAGGAATAAGTGTTGGTGGGAATATAAATGCGGGAACTCCAATCGATGTTTTACTAGAAGCTGAAGTTACTAATAATATAGTAATCTTATACGATGGCGGGGAAATCTAATGGCAGCAATTATTCAATTCAAAAGAGGCTTAGCGGCATCTTGGACATCAGTAAATCCCACCCTTGCTGTTGGTGAATGTGGTTTTGAAAGTGATACTAAAAAGTTAAAAATTGGAACTGGGTCAACTGCTTGGAATTCTCTCACATATTTTGCTGGAGATATATCGGGATCTAATTTAAATGATCTTGGGGATGTAACTATTACATCCGCAACTAATGGAGACTTCCTTCGTTGGAACGGTTCAGCATGGATCAACGACGCAATTAACCTTGCAACAGATACTATTGGAAATTATATTGTTGATCTCACGCAGGGAACTGGCGTAACTGTTACCCATACTCCAGGAGAGGGTTCTAATGCCACAATAGCAATTGGCCAGTCTGTAGCAACTGGTGACTCTCCAACATTTGCAGGCCTCACTATTAATGGCGCAAGTATAGTCATTGAAGGTGCAACGGCAAATGACTTTGAAACAACACTAACCGTTACTGATCCAACCGCAGACAGGACAATTACATTTCCTGACCTTACCGGCACAGTTGCTTTAGTCTCAGATCTCACAACTCATGCAAATTTAACAGAAGCTCATGGCGCAACTGGTGCAGTGGTTGGAACAACAAACGCTCAGACTCTTACCAATAAGACACTTACTTCACCAGTTATAAATACTCCAACTGGAATCGTTAAAGGTGATGTTGGTCTTGGGTCTGTAGATAATACCGCAGACACCGCAAAGCCAGTGTCAACCGCGCAACAAACAGCACTTGACTTGAAGGCAAATCTTGCTTCACCAACATTTACTGGCACGGTTACAGTTCCCACACCCATAGGTGACACCACTGCTGCAACAAAATTATATGTTGATACGACTGCTTCAACCACTGCAAGCAACGCTTCTACCGCACTTACGAACCACGAGGCGGATACGACTAATATCCACGGGATTGTCGATACATCAATTCTTGTTACGACAACAGGAACGCAGACACTCACGAATAAAACAATTACTTCACCTTCCGGTTTAGTTAAAGGTGACGTTGGTCTTGGAAATGTTGACAATACTTCAGACGCAAATAAACCGGTATCCACAGCAGGACAAACTGCCTTAGACCTCAAGGCTAACTTGGCAGGTCCCACATTTACAGGAACAGTCGCTGCAGTAAATCTTACACTTTCTGGTGATCTAACAGTCAATGGCACAACTACGACAATTAACTCTACTACACTTACTGTTGATGATAAGAATATTGAACTTGGGTCAGTAGCTTCTCCTACAGACTCAACAGCTGATGGTGGTGGAATTACGCTTAAAGGAGCTACTGATAAGACGCTCAACTGGGTTGATGCGACAGACGCCTGGACATCGTCAGAAGACTTTAATTTGCTTACTGGTAAAGTCTATGAGATCAATGGAACATCAGTACTTAGTTCAACAACTCTTGGCTCTGGCGTTACTGGTTCGTCCCTTACTTCACTAGGCACTATAGCTACAGGTGTATGGCAAGGAACATTGATTGGATCGACCTATGGTGGGACCGGCGTAAATAATGGTTCAAGTACAATAACTCTTGGTGGTAATCTTGTAACTTCAGGGTCATTTGCTACTACATTAACCACAACCGGCACAACGTCGATAACACTACCAACTACTGGTACGCTTGCAACTCTTGCTGGAACTGAAACTTTTACTAATAAAACTTTTACTAGCCCAGTAACCAATAATCCTACTCTAACCTTATCGACATCAGCTTCTACTACAGATGCAAGACTTTCCTGGGATTCTACTAATAAGAAATTACAAGTAGGCAATGGAACAATATCTTTGGACTTTGCATCATCCAATGTAATCACTAATGCTCAGGCAGCTAGTTACACTCTTGTATTAGCCGATAAGGATAAACTTGTAGAAATAAGCAATGGATCAGCTAACACTCTAACTGTTCCATTAAACTCTTCTGTAGCTTTCCCAATTGGAACTCAAATTACAATATTACAAACAGGAGCAGGAGCAACCACTATAGCAGCAACAGGCGGCGTAACAATCAACGCTACCCCTGGCCTGATCTTAAGAGCACAGTGGTCTTCAGTTACCTTAATAAAAAGAGCTGAAAATACTTGGGTAGCACTTGGAGACTTGAGAGCCTAGTCTTTCTTAATGCACCAAAAGTTAGTAGAGCACCAACGGTATCCGCTCTTAATCTCTTTTACCTGATGTGGAAATCCATCTTTAGCTGGAAAGCATATAAACATTCCAGGTTCTGGTTTGACAAGTAAATCTTGTTCAGGAAAATAGATCTCTCCACCTTCGTAGTCATCATTGTAGTAAAGTACAGAGCTAAGATCTCTAGATGGGTGCCCCGCTCCAGTTTTTAGCCCAACACTTTTATTCTGAGCAGATCCATGATCTAAATGAACTGGCATTGAATCGCCAGATGTCATCTCTACAACGCTAGTTACTCCTTCGTCATAAACTTTGCAATTAAAAGAAGTTTCAATAATTCCTTTTATTTTAACATAGTATTTACCAAGAAGTTCAGGAAGAACAGGACTGCCATTCCCAGCATAAACACCAAATGGTGAATAACCAGATTCATCAATAGTAACTGGTGTATTTTTTAAATATATTACAATTTGTTCTAAGTCTTCTTTGTCTATAATATTTTTAAAAATATGTACTTTTTCCATTGTGACCACCTTTACCGTAAATGGGATTTTTGTATAAATCGAAATCTTCTTCTAAATGATATGCCCAGTGTCTGCTAAAGGATCTTTCTTCAGGCAAAAATCCTCCCGTAACAGAATGGATAGTAGTAGACAAGTCTATTAATATCAAATCTCCTTCACTCCAATTCCACCAAAAAGCGTCTTGTTCTTTTTCGACAATTTCATTAAAAATCCATTTAGTAATTTCTTCGTACAATCTCATATCTGAATCAGAAGGTTCATTTAAACCAACTCTACAAAGAATTTCTCCATTATCATAAGGATGTAATCTTAATATTTTTTTACCACTGTTCAAATGGGGGATAACGCAAGGTCTTTCTATATTTAAACGAAATGTATTTTTTACAAAAGAATTATCCAAAAACGTTTTCCATTCATCATTCATTCTGTAATACAAAGCAGAAGCATCAATAAACCCAGTTGCACCAAATTGGTCAGAACAAGTAAATTTATCCATTCTCCAAGACGCTGCTACTTGAGGCCTAGCTCTCTCTACGTGTTCTAAATGCCAGTCTATAAATAAGTCATGACCGTTTTTCTTAGTAACTTCAGCATATCCAGGGTCTACTTTTTGCTTAATCATCTCGAATGTTACGGAATGATCTTCTGGATGAGGATTAGAAATATACCCCCAATTTAAATAATGCCCAAACAGTTTCATTGTCTCATAATGTTCTTCGTCATTTAAATTTATTTTAGGGAATATAAGTAAGCCATTTTCTAAAAATAAATTTATATAATTATCTATATTAAATTTAATATCTTTTAAAGAACAATTTTTTATTATATTATTCATTTTACTTCAATTCTGTAATAGTATAAAAAGATGGAGTAGTGTATCTTTCCCCAGAAAGAACATTTTTTACTCCATGTAAATAATTAATATCCCCAGGATGTGCTACCCCCAATCCTGGAGAAGGCTTTATCACTAAGTCATAATCTGGATAATATAACTCTCCACCCTCAAAGTCATCATTATAATAGAATAAAGAATTTATATCATAAGTAGGGAATGGATTAGGCCTACCATCATTCATCTGCTTATCAGCATGTGGTCTTTGCTCCATGCCGGGACGCCATTTAATAATTACCGGTGGTCTAGTGGATAGCTCTACATTAAAAGAATCTTGTAAATAAAATTTCATTTTTTGAATATATTTATCTATAATATTAAATACATCTACATTGATTCGCTGCAGAATGTCCCAGCTACACTGTCTATCCGACCAATACGCAGAGTCATAAGTACATGTTCCGTCTTCGGCATATTGGTTTTCGCCAGCATCCATCCATTCATTAATAGTTGGGAGAAACTTAAGTATAACTTTGAGATCTTCTAATTCTACGAAATTATTAATTATTTTTATATTTTCAATAGATCGGCCAAAATGACCTGGCCTAACTAGCGACTGCTCCATATTTTTGCCTTTTTGTATGATTTATCAGTTTGACTACTGACTAAAACCTATGGTATAGTATAGCATTATATACGCTAGGTAGCTAGCCAAAAATTGGAGATTGAATTGGAAATTTATAACATAGAAGAACCAAAGTTAGGCATAATTCTATATAGAAATGCTATATCAGAAGAAGTGAACATTCCACAAAGACTAGAAACTACATTGAAAGATAGTAGTCATGAATACTTTAAATGGAACGAAGCTATGGTTGGATATAACGAAAAAATGCCAGAGTACAGAGATTGTTACGATTTAAAAATTGGACCAAAACATTGGCAGCATCTCCCAGAAGAATTATCTGAAATTAAAAATGTTTACGATGATTATAATTCTGTTTTGACCGAATGTTTAACAGACTATGAAAAAAGATATAATTTTAAAATGGAATTTATGGAAGCAATTAATTTCATAAAATATGGAGAAGGTCAACATTTTCAAGTCCACACAGATTCTGGCTTTTCTTACTTTTGTACATTGTCATCAGTTGGATTTTTTAATGACGATTATGAAGGAGGGGAACTTTGGTTTCCTTATCTAAATTTGAAGTTTAAAGCTCAAAAAGGAGATGTTATCTTTTTCCCTTCAACTTACATCTATGCACATGGATCGATGGAAGTAACAAAAGGAACTAAGTATAGCGCAGTGACAATGTACAACTATAATGAAATTGGACAGTCAGTTGCCCCATCCACAGCAATTGAAATGGCACCGTTACCTACTTTATCAAAAGCTGATTAAAATGGATGACAATTCACAAGAGTCGTTTATGGAATATGTAGATACTAGCATATATGATTTTCCACTTAAGTCAATAGATGGTAAAGATAATATTTTAGCTACCCTCAAGGGAAAAGTTTCTATGTTATTTAATGTAACTGGAGAATGCGCAAACTCACCACAGTATACGATAATTGAAGATATATATAACGAATACAAGGATCTTGGTTTTGAGGTGTTGGCTCTTCCCAGTACTGATTTCTGTCAAGATGCGTATGGAGAATTCTCAGAGTCCAACACAAGCGCACAGAATATGAGGGATCATATGAAAAAAGTTTATGGTACAGATTTCCCATTTTCTGAAATGGTTAACATATTAGATCCAGATAAAGATAAAGAAGTATATAAAAGAACTAGAGAAGAATATGACAAAACTGACGTAGACTACTATGAGGCAAAGGGTGAAATCCATCCTCTTTTTAAAGAATTGCAAAAAAACAGTGATTTAATTCATGGAAATTTTGAAAAATTTATTGTATCAAAAGACGGAAATAGATATGTTAGATTCTGTAATTCAGATTTATTGGGCCTAGCCTACGACAGTGGAAACAGAACTGTATCGCCAGAAGAAGCATTAAAAAATATTAAAAAAGCAATAGAAGATTTTATACAAGAAGAATATGACGAAGATAACATTAACTAAAACTCATCAAAACCCACCTACAATACAACAGTCTAGACTCAAGAGAGACTGGATGGACGATACGTACAATAAGCACGCCTACAAATGTCTGCCCATGTCTGCAGCAAATGTTAACGGCTGGGAAATGGTTCTTCAGCAGGATGTTGTAGTCCAGTGGGATGGTGGCAATACTACTCCTAGAGTTTTAGAGGGAGAATTTTTAGATGGTAGACCTGTTGTAATTCCCTCCATAATTGGCATCATGTCTTTCGCTACAGGATGGGCTATTAATACCGAAGAAGGATATGACACTTGGATAACTGGATCTCCAAACTATTTCGTAGATGGAGCAGCCCCCTTATCTGCTACTATACCAAGTTCTTGGTGGCCAGATGAATTTAATATGAACTGGAAAATTACGAAAATTGGAGAACCGGTCAGATTTGAGGCCGGAATGCCATTTATGTTTTTTAATATCTATAAGAATGATCTTCTAGAAAATACCGAGGTATTAGTTGAAAATCTTTGGGATAAACCAGAATTAATGGCCCAACGCCAATCTTATGGTGATGCAAAAATGAAAAAACTTCATGATCAACCTTGGACTTGGATGAATGGAATTAGAAGTGGTTTGGACGAAAAGGGCAACCAAATTGGTCCAAAGCATGATGGTCTACTAAAGCTTAGTGAACCAAATTAAGATATTGTACTAAAATAGTAAATTTAGAAAAATTTTGGTACTATATGTAGCATATGCCCAGAATCCAAAGGAACGGTTATGATTTTTAATAATATAAATAAAAGCACAAAATTAGAAATTTTAGAAGAAAATACTCCAAAATACGA